TGAATCTTGACTGGTGGCAGTGCGAGTTCCTGAGCAATCTCTGAATTTTTAAGAGCTGCGGCCTCGTCAAGCGTTCGTCCTTTAACCCACTCGGTAACAAGAGAGGATGAGGCAATCGCACTTCCGCATCCGTATGTTTTGAACCTGGCATCTGTTATAATTCCATCTTTGACTTTGATTTGCAATTTCATCACATCGCCACAGGCCGGTGCTCCCACCATGCCTGTGCCAACAGTGTCGTCGATTTCAAACTTGCCCACATTGCGTGGATTTTCATAGTGATCAATTACTTTTTCTGAATAGGCCATTTTTACCTCACTTTGGCATGCTTGACAACAATTTTACACTTTTCTGCCCTGGCTGTCAACCAGTGTTATTTCATTGCACGTTTGGCAGCGGCTGCCACAATGTCCTGAGCTTGATTGACTGGCATGGCAGTTGGTCCTATGCCTGCACCTTTGAAGGTGATTTGACCGGTTGTTGGGTCCAAGGGTTCCAGCAAGTTGCTCAAGGGCTCTCTGGAAATGGCATCACCAATGTTGTTTTTGTCTATAGGAATGCCCAGACTGCGAGCAGCATTGATAAATGCGTCCTGACTGATTTGTTTGGTAGCATTCTCATCTTCTGCACGATGCGCCAAAAAATCAACCAAGCCCAGTAGCCGATTACTGTCAACGTCTCCGGCCACTTCATTTATTTTCATCTACGGATTCCAGCCAAATTCTGCATGCGTACCAACACAGGATCTTGCATGCCAGTTGACTCTGCAAATTGTCCTCTTAGAGGGTTAGTTGTGGCGACAGCAGGTGCGGCAGCAGGTGCTGCTGGTTGTTTGTTCCCGCCAAATAAACCTTTTAACGCATTTAAATTCTTTTCGCCCTGGGCTCTGTTTTTATCAAAGCTGCCAGGAACACCTTTGTCACCAATCTCAGCGTCAGTTCTTGTGACTGCATTGGTAGTCCCCTTGACCGGTGATCCTTGACCGTAAGGAAGAATGGGTGTGCCTCTCACACCAAAGTCTGCTACATTGCCCACACCGCCTGGATTTGTATAGCCACTGGCGTTTGTAGCATCTGCTGGTGGTGCTGCTGCTGGTGTGGTTTGATTGCCACCTTGGCCTGCATATGATGGACCAGCTCCGCCTTTGTTACCACCACTGTTTGAATAGCCCGACATTGCAGGTTTGTTGGGTATTGGATCTGCTGCTGCCGCAGGTGCTGCTGTTGCGCCTGCATCTTGATTGAATGCTATTCCACCTGGTCTCTGCCCAGGTGCTGCTGTTGCGCCTGCATCTTGATTGAATGCTATTCCACCTGGTCTCTGCCCAGGTGCTGCTGCTGCCGCAGGTTCTGGTGGCGGAACACCATCATTGCGAGATACAACATTGAGTGCTGGTTGAGGATTGTTGTCAGCATTACCTACGCCGCCGGTATAACCACTTCCACTGTTTGGATTTGGTGCTGCCGCAGGCTGTGCGAGTGCTGGTGAGCCTGCTGCAATTCCCGTTTTAGCTAGTTCATTTGCACCACCTGCTGTTTGTGCTTGGCTGCCCACGGCAGGTCCAGCAGGTTGTTGTTTGGCTGCAATCACAGCAGGATCATTGGCACCACCTTTGCGGGCTGTCAATCCTTTTTGTTGATTCATGTACTGACCAAGTGTGGCTGTGGGGTTGCCAGAATCGCGTCTGTAATTGGCAAGGTCTGCCTTGCTGACAACACCACTTTTAGACGGGGGATTAACAATGCCACCTGGTGCTGCCGCTGGTGCTGCTGGTTTGGCTGTGGCTGGTGCTGCCGCTGGTGCTGCCGCTGGTGCTGCTGGTTTGGCTGTGGCTGGTGCTGCCGCTGGTGCTGCCGCCGGTGCTGCTGGTTTGGCTGTGGCTGGTGCTGGTAATGGTTTGGCAGGTGGTGGAGTTTGCATACCCTGTGGTAGGATTGGTAATGGCTTTGGAGGCTCTACGGCTTCTCTGGTCAGTTCAATGATGCGCATTTCATCTACGCTTTCTGCCTAGAGCAGCAGCTGGTGCTGGTTCTTCAGGCGACATTTCTGCAGCAGGTTCTGCAACCACACCAGCTTCAAGATCTCCAGCTGGTAAGCCTCCAGGCATTTGGCCTGCGGCAGCCATTGCATCTGGTGCTAGATCTGCACCAGGCACTGGTGCAGGTGTTTGTCCTGTGACCACGCCCAAGGCAGTTTCCAGTTGTTGTTTGGCGCCTTGTAAATTTTGTACCAGTCCTGACAGTGCGCCAGAAACATCAGTGTTGAATTGTGTGGCTTGGTCAATGCCAACTTGATTGCGAATGCTGTCAACCAAGGCTGGCAATTCTTTGAATTGCATGCTGGTGGTATCTTCAATCATTTTTTGCATTTGATCAACCATGTCTTGAGCTGCCAACACCACTTGTGCTTGTTGCACTTCGGACTCTTTGAGAGTGCGATATGCTCTGCGCAGACGTTGTTCAGTTTGCAGGATCTTGTTGGCCACTGTGCGACCTTCATCAGGTGTGAGTCCCATGCCTCTGGCACCTTTGTTTACTGCTCGTTCTAGATTGGGATCTGCAATGTTTCTCACAGCAATATCTCTAGCCACGGCTGCTCGTTGTGGTGTTTCGGGTCGTGTTTCCCGCACACGAGTGGCCAGGGCCTGTTCCATCATGACCAGTTTCAAATAGCTGGGATCACGCTCGCTTTGATATCGTGCTGTGGTGTCACGATGCTCGCCCAGCAGTCCACGTACCTTGTGCAGCATTGTGTTAGCCTGTGAGCCAGATAGTTTGTCAAAGTTGATGCTTGATCCAAAGTAGCTTTCGAACACACGAGTGATTTGTTTACTGACTTTGGGTGCAGCTAGTTCTTGCAGTTTCATTTTGCGAATCCTTTTAGTTGTAGATATTTAGCCGAATTTACACATTTTTCCAGTTCGGTCTGAACACTGTGATAGCGTTGAATTTTCACTGACAGCTTGGTCATTACAGTTTCAGAAAACTGTGATTTAACACTGCGTTGAGCTTGGCTGCGGCGGCAGTGTATGTCAGCTGCCAAGCTCTGTTGTTTGTTGTCTAGAATCTGTATAGTTCTAGCCAGGTTATATTGTTTGGCATTGTCAGCCACGCACCAACTCATGGCAGTTCGTTTGCTGCTGAATCGGCTCACAAGATCGTCACTGTGATACACTGCAAAGCCGGTTGAGTCTGGTCGTAAATGATAACGCCCAAACGCAACATAGCCACCTTGTTCGTCATCTATTATGAGTTCAGTGTACACACGTTTGAGTTCACGCTCGGCAAAGCGTTCTAATTTTTGTTCTCGGGTCATAGTGTTTGGATGTAATGGGCTGTGAGCCAGCCTACCAGGGCCAACAGTGTGCCTATGATGCCTATGCCCCAGGCGATCAGTTGGTCGTTGCGCTTTTCGCCCATTTGGCGCACAATGCCATGCACTTCGGTCACCATGTGTTTGACCGCTGAGATTTCATTCTCCACTGTTTCTATCTTGAGTTCCAGCATGCGGTAACGTTCTGCACACAGCTCAACGTGGGCTTCAAGACTTTTCTTTTCAATATCGGTGGTATCAACCATGGTCAGGCTCCAATGGCGTATTTATGGCTGAGAACCAAATGTTCTGATTGGCGCCCCGAGCATGCAAGGTAGCAGCAACCACTTCTGCTTCATCCAAGCCTGTGACCATGGGCACACCTTCACAGTCGCCAACAAGTCCTGCCAACTCATCACTGCCAAAATTGCTGCCAAGCACACCTTCGGCTTCAACTTCAAACGCAAAATGCCACCCGTCAGTGTGTTTTGTGGGTGGCACAACATTCATGGGCTGTGTTCGCAGGCTCATTATTTGCAACAAACTTTCCCAGTTTCGTTGCTGATTTCTAGCACGGTTCCATTGTTCGGCAGTGTCGATCACCAGGCCTGTTTTTGTGGTAAACGGCAAATGCTGTGGTCGGAGATGTCCTGTGATACCAGTGTAGGTACAATCAAAAAGGGTGCGGCACAAGACTTTCATTATGTGCATATTTAATGCCAAAAAGAAACCCTGGATTTTTTACGTCCAGGGTTGACACTAATCTAATTTGGTTTAGATAGCTGCTAAGTTAGTGAATGTTGCACTAGCAGAAACGTTGCCAGTTGGGATACCAGTGGTTGTCAATCCACCTGTAGAGTTGGCTGTTTGAGCAGCAGCAACCAACTGAGCAGTTGTGTAAGCACCGGCTGGGTAGATAGCCAGACTGATAACACCAGCAGCAGGAAGTGCTTGATAGAAAGCAATTGTTGCGCCAGGAACTGTCAAACCAGCACCAGACTGAACTGCTTGCAACACATTGTTCAAGTAACCGTTGACGTTACCAGCATTGGTAAGTGCAGTGTTTGCTGTGAGTGTGAAGAATTGCAGTTGTGGACCAGACAACATCACTGGGCCTTGGGCCGCAACGTTGGCTGTTCCTGCGATACTACCGTTTGCCACGTCCAGTGCAAATACTGGTTGTGTGGTTCCATTTGTTTTTGTAAACTGTGCCATGATAAATTTCCTTTAAAGTTAAGTGGTCTTGTTGGACCTGCTTTTATTTATACAATCGGTAAAAATTACGCCTGTTGCGGATTGTTTTGAGCCGCATTTCTAGCTGTAAAGTCAAATCTATTTACCGCTTTGGCATAGCCTGCAGTGGTGGCCATGACCCAACCTTCGTGCCCAGGATCCTTCAAATCCAGCTGTCGCAAGATGTCTATTTTTAAGTCGTGCAGTAGCATGAACAGAGTGAACGCTGCCGATAGTGCGCCTGCATTGCTGGACGGACTGTTCAAGTATTCCACAATGTTGTTGAATTTTTTAGGTGTGACCTTGGTCTGCAACCAATCCCCAAATCCCCCTAGGAGATTGTCAAAACTGGGATTAGGTTGCTTGATTCTGTAGTTGATGTAGTCCACACACAGTTTTGCTAGATCTGTGATCTGTTGAGCACGTAGTTCTCCAGGGTTGAACAGTGTGGCAATGGCGCGACCATCTGGGCCATTGGCCACAGATTTGATTTGTTTGATCAAGCCAGCGTCGGGCACAATTTCTTTGCCGCCAATGGGTTCAATCAACAACAGGCCAGGAACATCATCAAAACGCACGCCACTGAGTGGTTGACGTGCGTCGCCTACATCTGCATACATGGAGTGCATGGCAATACCTATGTTGCTGGCACCAATGCGCTGGCCCAGAGATGTTTTTGCAGGAATACGATACTGCACAGTGTTGGGTTTGAACACATAGTTGCCAGCTTCCAAGGGTGGTGTGTCCATGTACAACAAGTCACCTTTGACATAACCACGGAAGTTGGCGGGCAAAGCTGCTTCTAATATAGGCCACAGTGAGGCATAAAGTTGAATCAGTTCGTCCCTTGAGCCTGAACGGTTGCGCTGTATGTCAGCCATCATGCGTGGACTTGTGGCCAAGCCATCATAGCCTTTGGCTTCAAATCCTGAACCGTCTGTGAGCACAAATTCACCAGTTTCAGGTTTGCGTCCAAATATCACAGCAGGCTTGCCGTCCCACTTTACCGTGGTGGTCTTGGCTGGAGACTCGGCTGCTGCCTGTACAATTTGCAAGGCTGTGGCCACACCAGGTAGTCCGTTACGGAACACATAGTCTTCCAGGTGTTCAATGCCTTTGGCTTTGCCACCCACCCCTGCTTCCTCTGCTTCGTAAATTTGATAAGGATTGGCTGACTCACGTTCCACCAGGGGTTGCATGCCCTGATTTACGATTCTATCACGCAGTCGTGCCAAGAAGTAAGTGTCAGTGTTTTCTGTCACTGCATCAGGCTGTGGTAAACCTTCTTTGGTCAGATACTCACGAAAGTCTTTGACCTTGACTTCTCGGTCTTTGTCCCGAGCCAAGGCAGCAAAAATGCTTTCTACATTCTTCAAGTTTTCTCGTGTGGCACGTGCGCCCAGCAAGGCCTGGGCCACATAGTCGGGGTCTAATCCACCAGGCACAAGTTGATTGCTGGTGCGGCTGAACATGCCATTGGCGCCCACTTTTAGTCCCAGTTGTTTGGCAATGCTGGACATCAAAATGTTGCGATTGGCTCCTTTGTAGGCTGAACCTTCGCCGCCAGAATAAAAGAATGTGCCCCAGTCCAAGTTGGGGAAAAACATAAAGTCTGTTTGCACATAGCCCAGTTCAGGACGACCTTGTATGGGTGTGCGCAAGTGTACTTCGCCGCCCTTTTTGATCCATTCTGCTGGAGGCAGTTTGTGGCTGGCTATCCATTGCATGAGTTTGGCTGCCAGTTGATCTTTGGAGATTTCATTCACATCCACAGCAAGATCCATGTCTCCCGATGTGGGCGCTTTGCCTGTTGATCCCAGCCAACGATCACGTGGAAATTCTATGCCTGTGACTTGTTCAAGCCAGGCCACAGTGGCTGGCACATCGCTTTGATTGATACGACCTGTGAGTGGTTTGCCGTCTGAGTCTTTGAATACGTTGCCGCCTTCTAATAGTGTGCGTAGGGTTTTCATGGCAAGTTGGCTTTGATCAAGTTGATGATTGTTTGATCTGCTGGGGCAGCAGGATTCAACAAAGACGTGCCCACATAGAAATCACCACCAGGAGTGATACTGATGTTAGGAGCAACCCCGGCTGCAACCAGTTGGTTGGACATGTCAATCAACAATTTGTGTGCAGGATTGGCATCATTCAGCATGAGTCGATCCAGCTGCCAATTGCCAGCAACCTGTCTTAGAGCTGGTGCTTTGACTGCAATGTCTCTGCCGCCTTCAAACTGCAACAACGCCATGGCCCGATATGCACCGCGACACAACATCAGCCAGTTGTTGTACTGACGTTGTTCTTCACTTTTGGCGTCGTCGATCCAGGTGCTGCTGGCATCATTTAAATTGCGCTCGATGGCAGAGATTGCTTGTGATATGCTTTGTGTGATGCCAACTGCGGCAGCTTGAATGTCAGGATCTGAACTCACAGCAGATGCCAAAGTGGTGTAGTCTCTTATCAAGCCTCGCATCATGGGATCGTGCAATTGCTGTACAAGCGAGCGCATCAAGATAGTTTTGCTGTTGGCACTGAGCTGTGCCACATTGTCCCGGCCTTCTCTTTGACAAAGTTGTGCTATGGCCTGCTGCCAAGCATTGACCCGTGTTTTTGCTTGTTCTTTTATGGCTGGTTCAGCTTGTTGAGCGGCTCGTTCACGAGTGTCGCCGTAAGGTGTGCTGTTGTCTCCAGGATCAGTTACGCCGGCTTTTTGCAACACAGCCGTACGGGCTCGATTGGCCAGAGCTGCTGCCACTGCGCCTGCATTGACTTCGTTGGTCACGGATTTCTGTGTGATTTCAAATATCTGCATGGGTTTTCCTTACAGACCTTGAAAACTTGCCAGTGTCCCGATGACGTATGGCATTCAGCAGTTTGCGCTGAAGGTTTTCTGCTTGCTCAGCAGGATATTCAGCATCAATCTGTTCCAGCAGACGAATAGCCGTGGCTATCACATTGCTGGCCCTGGTTTCAATCACAGCCTGGCGATCGCGTTCTATGTACAGTGTATCTAGTTCTTCTAGTATGCTGCGTGTTTTCTTTTGCATGTGCTCAAGGACCTTTGGATTATTTAGCGGTTGTACCTAAACAATAAATATCTAATACAAGGAACAGCAATGACCAGCCAGATCAACCCCAACAATGTCAACGGAAATTTCCCCATAGCCGGCGTGCCCAACAGCACCCAAGGTTTCCGTGACAATTTTACCAATATAAAAACCAATTTTGAATTTGCAGAAACTGAAATTGACGACCTGCAATCCAAAGCCATATTGAAATCAGCACTGGCCGGCGGCACCTTGGACAACAATGTGGGCAACAACCTGGTGTACAATGCTCGTGTACAGGGTATTTCGGGCACACTGATACAAATAGCCAACACCTCTGGCTTTATCAACATTGATGCCAGCGCCGGCCCATATCAAAGCATAGTCATGGGCGGCAACATCAACTTGGCATTCACTGCCAACACTTGGCCTTCTGCAGGCGCCTACGGCAAGGTGCGTGTGGAAATCACTGGCACAACAGGACAAACTATTACTTTGCCGGCAGCAGTGACACAGGGCACCCTGG